CGGTCGTTAAACTTCTCAAAACCTTTAGCCCCTGAATAGCTGAATGTTAAATCGTAGTTAGTCGGGAAGCTTTGAACGCCGTTGATGCTTTTTTCTCTATTTGGGATTTTGGTATAATCATAAAATTGAACGTCTTCAAAACGCTCCATTATATTTCGATAGTAAACGCCTTCAGAATAAAACCCGATATTTTCAAAACGAATGTCACTCGTACCATTCAGACGGACCAAAGGCGTCAACCCTTTTTTACTTGCCTTCTTAATAAAGGCGGTAATTTCTTTTGTTAACTGGTTGAAGTACTCTGCCTGATTCGTCAAATATAACTTAGTCCGCCTTAGTCTTGCATCTACCGCCATAACCATGCGACCACTTGAAACTAGACAACCTTCATGACATTTTGCATTGTCTGCATTCGCACAAAGATTAACCCCGCTCGACTTGTACGGGCTTAAATATTGTATCGCCGTCATAAAGCCTTTTTTGTTTCCCTTAATTGTTTTTGCATCTGCTCCTATACTTAATAATTTTGTCATCTTGCATCCCCTCGTTAGTGAATCATTATTATAACATTAGTTTACTTATTAATTAAAATTGGCATTAGCAGCCCTTTGATACCTGTTCTATATATAAAAAAAGAAAGGGAAAGCCGAAGCCCTCCCGATCTCCCACAGGGTGAACCTATACAATTAAAAGCCCGCTGATCACTAAGACTAAAAATATAAAACTTAGTACGGATAATATGGTCAACAATAAATCTACGTTATTCATGATTATTGAAGGGGGGTTTCCCCCCCAACCCTTGGTTAATTAATCTAATAAAATCATGCATGCTTTTGGGTGATACTTGCGAAACCAAGCCAAGCCTTCTAGCACCATGTCATAAAGTTCCACGGTTTCGGCTCCTATGATCGCGTCATACATTGCGACGGCTTGGGGTTCAAGTTCTACTGCATCCCCTGAAAATCTATTCTTAACTATCTCAGGTTTAGATCCAACAGATAAACCTCTAAAGCTCTCAGGTATTTTATTCATGATTCAACCTCCTGTTCTAATAGTTCGTTAACTTTCATACAGTCCTTGACATCATCTTGTGACATATACTTGACCAGACATAAAACTGCTAGCCTTGCGTCAATTAGTCCGCCGTCTATTAAATCTAAAAGCTTATCTCTATAATCATCCATTATACTTCTCCTAGTATTTCGTTGAGATCAAGTAGTGCGAGAGACAATCCGTTTTTACCTGCAGGATATTTAGTCCCTGTTAGTTTAGTGACAAAGGTCCTGCATGCAGTCGATGTGTAACCGCTGTTAATCTTCATGCCGATCAATAGAGCTTTGATCCCTTGTCTGACTACCGCCATTCTGTAACGGTCGATCTGTTCTGGTGTATCTAGTACGGTTGCTTTATCCATCATGTATCTCCTGTGTGTGAACCAACAATCTCGTTGGTATGATCATATCTTAACATTAGTTTACATATATAAGCAACCCCACCGCCCCCCTATGCACCACTTTATCCAAAAAAATTATATAGCCCTTATACATTCTAATATGCACAAATGATCCAATTATTCTAGGATATCCGGAGGGGTACCCCGCTACTTTACGTATACCCCCGGTACCTAAACAAAAGGCCAACTAAAAAAATATTTTGCAAAAAATTGTCAAACTTGCTAGACTAAAAACCATGCAATATAAAACTTCTCGAAAAGAAGCACTCGCTGCAGGGGACATCAAGTACATAGGGGGTCCGTGTAAACATGGTCATGAGGGATTAAGATATACTCGCAATCATGGATGCATAAAATGCCACAGAATAACAAGCGCCACCTACATAAAAAACAATCCTGAGAAACGACGAGAGTTACGAAAAGAATACCGGAAGAGATACCCTGAAAAAATAAGAGCCAATCATGCTAGGCGAAGAGCCTACAAACTAAACCGTGTTCCTAAATGGTTAACCAAAGAAGACATAAAAGCAATACAGGACATATACGCGGAGGCAACGAGAAAAACTTTAGAAACGGGGATTCCACATCACGTCGATCACATTATTCCTTTAAGAGGCAAACTCATATCCGGGCTGCACGTACCTACTAATCTACAAGTTATTCCAGCTACACAGAACATGCAAAAGTATAACGCCTATATATGCAAATGATTCTTAGTACCACGCGGATAAAAAAAACTTGGTAAAATACATCTATGAAAAACATATCTATATACACAGCATTCTTTTTGTTACTCTTTGCTTATTGCCTTTCTTTAGTTTCTTAGATATACTCAGCATCTTATAGCTGCAAAATTAACAAAGGTGTAACAGCGAACACGTGAGCAAACTAAAAATACCCCAATTATCTCCTGCGGAAGAATCCGATCTCGTTGACGAGCCCATGAGTGTTATGCCGGAAATAGAATCTAATATCAGCGTCCCTCGAACTAAGAAAGAAGCCATACCTGACATGACTTCTGAGCAAGAGCTTAGAGTACGGACCCATACCATCAAAGAACTTTCGGACATTAAAGGTGAAGACATCTCTCCCTCAGCAGAACACCAAGAACAAGCGCAAGAGTTAGCACGAGAAATGATGACTAACAAGAAACTTAAACCTGAGTTTGCAGACTATCCTAATGAAACGATGGCGTTCCTAGCAGGACTCGTAGCACAAACTAATTGTATGATCGTCGAAGAACTTTCTGACCTTAAGCTGTACGCGGTAAATAGCTTCGTGCAAATATCTGCTACAGCAGAGAAAGACAGAGATAAGCTTGCGGCACTCCGAGCTATTGGCGAAGTAGATGGGGTTGATGCGTTCAAGAAGAAAACAGAGATTACCCACATTACTAAATCAGGGGATGAGCTAGAGAAAGAACTTCGAGAAACAATAGAACAACTTAAAGGGACTGTTATTGAGGGTGAAGTCATAGAGTCTAAAATAAATGATTAGCAAAGAAGATCTAAGTCTATTAGAGAAAGCGTTGCCTCATATGCCAGACAGAGAGAAACGCAAGAACTTAGCGCTACTCCAGCAGTATCAGAAAGAGATGAAGAAAGAGGTGGGGGTAGAATCGTTTTTAGACTTTATAAAACATGTTTATCCCGGCTACATTATTGGGGCACACCATAGGCATTTAGCAGAAATCTTTCAAGACATTGCTAATGGGATTAAAAAAAGAGTTGTTGTAAACATTGCACCGAGACACGGTAAAAGTGAGATGATAAGTTATCTTGCCCCTGCTTGGTTTTTAGGGAAGTATCCAGGAAAGAAAGTAATCATGGCTTCTCACACCGCTGACTTAGCAGTTAACTTTGGACGACGCGTGAGAAACTTAGTAGGTTCCTCACCTTATAAGGAGATATTTCCGGATGTGGAACTTCAAGCAGACAGTAAATCAGCTTCTCGCTGGGGTACTAATTATAATGGGGAATATTTTGCTATTGGCGTGGGTGGTGCTTTGGCAGGCCGGGGTGCTGATCTATTTATTATTGACGATCCTCACTCAGAGCAGGATGCTAAACAAAATAGGTCGGATGTTTTCTTGCCGGCATGGGAATGGTTTCAATCTGGTCCTATTCAGCGGCTTATGCCTGGCGGCGCTATTATTGTTGTGATGACAAGATGGTCTAAATTAGACCTAACTGGCCAGATAATGAACCAAATGACCAAGAATGATGAGGCAGATCCATGGGAATTAGTAGAATTTCCTGCAATACTTACAGACAAAAAGGGCATGGAACGCGCTTTATGGCCGGAATTCTGGGAATTAGAAGAGTTACAACAGAAACGGAGTGTATTAGACGTAAGATATTGGAACGCACAGTACTTACAGAACCCGACTTCGGAAGAAGGGGCGCTAATCAAGCGAGAATGGTGGAATATATGGGAAGAAGAAGACCCACCAGCTTGTGAATTTACAATAATGACGCTAGATGCGGCGCAAGAATCACATACAAGGGCTGATTACAACGCATTAACAACATGGGGCGTCTTTTTTAACGAGGAAACAAATAACTACGCTATAATACTGTTAAACGCCATAAAGAAAAGACTAGAGTTTCCGGAACTTAAGCAGTTATGTATTGAAGAATACCAAGACTGGGAGCCGGATGCTTTTATTGTAGAGAAAAAATCGAATGGTGCAGCGCTTTACCAAGAATTTAGAAGAATGGGTATTCCAGTGGGTGAGTTCACTCCGGGGAAAGGCCAAGACAAAATAAGTCGGGTAAATGCAGTATCTGATTTGTTTAGCGGGGGTGTTGTATGGGCCCCTGATAGACGATGGGCACACGAGTTAATAGAAGAATGTAATGATTTCCCCGCTGGAGCCAACGATGACTTGGTGGATGCTACAACTTTAGCACTAGCTAGATTTAGACAAGGCGGATTTATAAGATTACCTTTAGACGAAGAAGAAGAGGTTCAAATGTTTAAGGGTCGTAAAAATAAGAGGTTATATGCGCTATGAAAAAAATTAAACAAATGTTAAAAACTATTCAAGACTATTTGTGTATGGTATGGTATACAATTACCCAAAAATTACAAAAAGTTGTTGACAAAATTAGGAGTAAATAATGAAGGGCGTTAAACATTACACTAAAGATGGAAAAGAACATAAGGGTTCATCTCATAAGATGAAAGATGGCACACTCCACACAAATAAAACTCACACCAAAACATCTAAAAAATTAGTACATTTTAAAGAGTTATCACAAGCAGCAAAAAAAAGAGCTAAGGGATAAAATTATGGTAGACGTAGATAAAGGACTATACGCAGCACCGGTAGGAATAGAGGAGCTAGCGGAAGAAGAGCAAGCAATTGAGATTGAAATAGAAGATCCTGAAAGTGTAACTATAGGCATTGGTGATACAGAAATAGTTATTGACCCTGATGCAATGGCAGAAGATGAGTTTAATGCTAACTTAGCTGAAGAACTATCAGACAAATATATGGCTGAACTCTCTTCAGACTTACTCGAAGATTTTACTAACGACCTTAACTCTAGAAAAGACTGGCTAGAAACTTATGTTGATGGCTTAGAACTATTAGGACTTAAGATAGAAGAAAGATCCGAACCGTGGGAAGGGGCATGTGCTGTATACCATCCACTCCTCTCCGAAGCACTTGTTAAATTCCAAGCGGAAACAATGATGGAAACCTTCCCGGCTGCAGGTCCAGTGAAGACTTCTATTATCGGCAAAGAAACACCAGAGTGTATGGAAGCTGCTGCACGAGTTCAAGAGAATATGAACTATCAACTCATGGATAAAATGCCAGAGTATCGACCTGAACATGAAAGAATGTTATGGGGTTTAGGATTAGCGGGCAATGCATTTAAGAAAGTTTATTATGACCCAGCCTTAGAAAGACAAGTATCTATATTTGTACCGGCTGAAGATATGGTTGTACCTTATGGCGCATCTAACTTAGAAACAGCAGAACGCGTAACTCATGTCATGCGCAAGACAGAACAAGAACTTCATACATTACAACATCTTGGTTTTTACCGAGACGTAGAGTTAGGAGAACCTAGCTACGACTTAGATGAAGTAGAGAAAAAGATAGCAGAACAAATGGGTTTTGATGCTACTAACGATGACCGATATAAAATATTAGAGATGAATGTTAACCTTGATTTAGAAGGTTACGAAGATGAAGATAAAGATGGCAAAACAGGAATAGCGCTGCCTTATATTGTAACAATTGATAAAGGCACTCAAGAGATATTAGCTATTAGACGTAATTGGAAACAGGAGGATAACCAACAAAAACGCCGTGAACACTTTGTTCATTACGGGTATATACCAGGATTTGGTTTTTATTGCTTCGGGCTAATTCATTTAATTGGAGGCTTTTCCAAATCAGGCACAATGCTATTAAGACAGTTAGTAGACGCAGGTACATTATCAAATCTCCCAGGTGGATTTAAAGCCAGAGGTTTACGCATTAAAGGCGACGACACTCCAATAGGCCCAGGTGAATTTAGAGATGTAGATGCTGCATCGGGCACTCTTAGAGATAATATAATGATGTTACCATATAAAGAGCCAAGTCAAGTGCTCGCAGGATTAATGGATAAGATCATTGACGAAGGTAGACGTTTTGCTTCTGCTGCAGATATGAAAGTATCTGATATGTCAGCTAACTCTCCAGTAGGCTCTACACTTGCAATACTAGAACGAACACTCAAAGTCATGTCAGCAGTTAATGCCCGTATCTATTACTCTATGAAGAAAGAGTTTGGGCTACTTAAAAATATCATTGCAGACTATACAGACCCTGATTATCAGTATGATCCCTCAACAGGAACACCCGGCGCTAAACAATCAGACTATGAAAAAGTCCAACTTATTCCTGTCGCTGATCCTAATGCGGCAACGATGGCACAGAAGGTTGTACAGTACCAAGCAGTTATGCAAATGGCTCAACAGAATCCTCAAATATATGACTTGCCTGAACTAAACAAACAGATGTTAGAAGTATTAGGAGTAAAAAATATTAACAAACTTATTCCTACGGAGGATGACGCTAAAACCGCAGATCCTGTAACTGAAAACATGAACATGATTAATAGTAAGCCAGTTAAAGCATTTTTATTTCAAGATCATAAAGCTCATATTGAAGTTCATAGAACATTTAGAGATGATCCGCTTGTACGTGAGATGGTAGGACAGAATCCAAAAGCGCCTCAAATGCAGGCAGCTATGGAAGCTCACATTGCGGAACACATAGCTTTCCAATATAGACTAGAAATTGAAAAACAACTTGGTGTGCCTCTTCCAAAAGAAGACGAAGTAATGCCAGAAAATATTCAAAATCAAGTAGCTAGACTTTCAGCTGGTGCTGCACAAAAACTGTTACAACAGAATCAAGCAGACGCTTCTCAAAAACAAGCACAGCAAATGCAACAAGACCCGTTAATTCAAATGCAGCAACAAGAGC